AAAAAAATCCTGCTTACACGAAATAATGTTTCACCGTGAATAGAGGTTTGCAATGCAGCGTGGCCCGAAGGCAGAGCCGCCATCGGTAAAGGCTGCGCGCGGGACGTTGCAGCCTTGGCGTGATGGGGACCGGACAGAGATTGTTGTGCCGGGCGACCCGCCAACGATGCCAGAGACAATGGCCGCTGACGTGCAGGCTATGTGGCAGGAGCAGTTGCCGCGCGTGATGCAGTCGGGGGCTGTCGAATTGGATTCCGAGTTGTTCTCAACGTACTGCCACGTCGCTGTGGCGCTGAGAAAATGTTGGGCAGTTGGCGAGGTTCCACCCGCGTCACACTTGACAGAGTTTCGCCGCTTGTCGGAGTTGCTAGGTATTGCAGGTCCAAAGTCGCGCGTCGGGCGAGCCCCGCCGCCGAAGCCGGACAGCAGCCCCTTCACCAAGCGACGGTAGCTATACAGAGATCGCCCTGGCATTTGCCAGAGAGGCGGTCGCTGACCGGAAGGGCCGGAAGCATTGCAAGTGGGTCAGGCTCGCTGCGAAGCGGCACCTTGACGACCTAAAGCGGAAGAACTGGGCTTACGAGTACGTAGCGGCAGACGCAGAACACGTCTGCAATTTCATCGCCGCTCTCCCTCATATCGAGGGTTCGTGGGAATCGAAGACTATTACGCTCGAACCGCCGCAGGTTTTGATCCTGTGCGTGGTGTTTGGCTGGCGGCGCAAGGCGGATGGGCTCCGGCGGTTCTCCACCGTCTACATCGAGATGGCCCGCAAGGGGGCCAAGAGCACCCTGACTGCCGGTGTGTCGCTCTATTGCCTTACATGCGAAGGCGAGGTTGGCCCGCAGATCGTAATCGGCGCGACAACAGGCGAGCAGGCGAGCAAGGTATTCAAGCCCGCGCAGCAAATGGTCAAGCGTACCGCGCAGTTGCGGGATGCGTTCGGCGTCGAGGCGTGGTCGCGGTCAATTACCTGCAAGGATTCGGGCGGGTATATCCAGACCATCAACGCCAAGAGTTCGACGCAGGACGGTCATAACCCGCACGTCGGCATTCTTGACGAGCTGCACGCGCACAAGGATCGCGGCCTCTATGACGTGATCCGGTCTGCGTTTGGGTCGCGCAAGAACCCGCTGCTCTGGATCATCACCACGGCTGGCTACAACGACCAAGGCGTCTGCTACGAGCAACGGACGCTGTTAACCAAGATTCTAGAGGGCATCGTTGATGCCGATCATTACTTCGGCGTCATCTTTACCCTAGACGAAGGGGACAACCCTCTAGACGAAGCGGTCTGGCCCAAGGCGAACCCCATGCTGGGGGTGACGCCCACGGTCGAATCCATGCGCTCCTATGCCAAGGAAGCGGTGGCCTCGCCCGACTCAATGGGTGAGTTCCAGACCAAGCGACTGAACATCTGGACTTCAGCCAAGAACGGCTGGGTCAATATGGAATTGTGGAAGCGCGGGGCTGCTGTCCCGGCTTCGTTCGACGGGCTTCCCGTCTTTGCTGCAATTGACCTTGCGAGCGTGTCGGATATCACGGCCCGCGTGCTGGTTGCGCGCAAGGACGGGCGTTTGCTTGTGCGGGGGCGTTACTGGGTTCCCGAGCGACAGGTGGAAGAGCGCGAACGCCGCGCCTCCCTGCCGTACAAACGCTGGGTGCAAGAGGGTTGGCTACAAGTCACGCCCGGCGACGTGTGCGATTATGAGTTTGTCGAGGCTGATCTTGACCGGGACTTGAAAGACAACCGGGTAGAGAAGTTCGCCTATGACCCGTGGAACGCGCGGGATTTGGTGAATCGGTTGGTGGGCAAGTCGGCCCCGATGGTTGAGTTTAGGCAGGGAGTCCCGTCCTTTGCCGCGCCGATGCAGGAATTGCAGCGGGTCATTACGGCGGGGCTGATTGATCACGGTGGCGATCCTGTCCTTGCCTGGATGGCGTCGAACGTGGTGGCCCGGCGGGACGCGAACAACAACGTGGCCCCGGATCGCAAAAACAGCCAAGACAAGATTGACGGGTTTGTCGCGTTGGCGATGGCCGTTGGCGTGATGCTTGGCGCTGAAGACACAAATTCGGTTTACGAAACTCGCGGCATTCTGGTTATCTAAAGGGAGCGCGCATGGGAATGATGCAGCGCCTTGCCTTCTGGCGTCCAAGTGAGCGCAAAGGCGCGAACATTAACGACCTGCTGCGCGAGTTGTATAGCGCGCCCCCGGCGAAATCCGGCCAAATGGTCAACTGGAAGACCGCGCTCAACGTCACGACCGCGCTGGCTTGCACCCGCGTTCTTACGGAAGACGTGGCGCAGGTTCCGTGGAAGGTGTTCCGCGATACCGCAGACGGCAAGGGCCGCGAGCCCGCCAAGGATCACTGGGCCTATAACCTTCTGAGTTACAAGCCGAACCAATGGCAGACCAGCTTTGAGTTCCGCGAACAGATCATGGCGCATCTTGTGCTGTGCTCAAACGCTTTCATCTTTAAGAACCGCGTCGGCAACAGGATCGTGGAACTGCTGCCGTTTGAGCCGCAGACGGTGACGGTTGAACGGCGCGACGACTATTCGATCAAGTACACGGTCACGATGCCGAACCGTCAGCCGGTGGTTATCCCGGCGGAAAACATCTGGCATATCCGGGGTCTGTCGTGGAACGGCTTCTTTGGAATGGAGGCCGTCAGTCTGGCGCGTGAGGCTATCGGGCTTGGCATGGCCAGCGAAGAGACGGAAGCGCGGGCGTTCAAGCAGGGCACGCGGTTGTCTGGCGCGCTGGAGCACCCCGCAAAGCTGTCGGATGAGGCGGCAAAGCGTCTGCGTGAATCATGGGAAACGACCTACAGCGGCGCGGGTAATGCCGGGAAGGTTGCGATTCTGGAAGAGGGCTTGAAGTTCTCTGCCATGTCGCAGACCCACACGGACGCGCAATTGCTTGAGTTGCGCGGATTCCAGGTTGAGGAAATCTGCCGGGCGTTCCGCGTGCTGCCGATTATGGTTGGCCGGGCGGACAAGGCCGCAACGTATGCCTCTGCCGAGCAAATGTTTCTGGCGCACGTCAAATACACGTTGATGCCCTGGTACTCCCGAATCGAGATGAGCGCGGACAAGGCGCTGCTTGATAACGAGCCGGGCATATACACCAAGTTCAATCCGTCTGGGTTGCTGCGCGGCGACGCGGCGACCCGCGCGGCGCTTTACGGCGCGGCGATCAAGGACGGCTGGATGACGCGCAACGAAGTCCGCGCGCTGGAAGAAATGAACCCGCTGGACGGGCTGGATGAGCCGTTGCGCCCCCTGAACATGGGGTTCGGCAGTGAGCCGCCGCCGGATGAAAGCGGCGACGGCGCGGCAGTGAAGCCGCCCGAAGACGACAAGGAATAACGCCATGCAGCATTCGGCCTTTGGCCTTCGCGAAGTCAAACTCGCGGGGGACGGCGAAGCCATGTCCTTCACTGGCTACGGCGCAGTGTTTGGCAACATTGATTCTTACGGCGACGTGATCCAGCCGGGCGCGTTTGCCGACACGCTGGCCTATGCCAAGCGCAATGACCAGTGGCCCGCGATGCTGTTGCAGCACGGCGGCTTCATGGGCGCTGCCGACGATATGACGCCTATCGGCATCTGGACCGAGATGGCTGAAGACGGTTACGGACTCAAGATCACCGGCAAGCTGGCGGAAACGGAGCGCGGGCGCGAAGCTTATGCGCTGCTGAAGATGACGCCGCGTCCGGCAATTACTGGCCTGTCCATCGGGTTTATCCCGAAAGAGTGGTCCATGCGGAGCAAGCCGGAAGAGCCCCGGCGCACGCTCAAGAAGGTCGATCTTCTGGAAGTGTCTCTCGTCACGTTTCCCGCCAACGACAAGGCGCGCGTTTCGGACGTGAAGGGCCGCTTTAAATCCATTCGCGAGTTTGAATCCTTCCTTCGGGACGAAGGGGGCTACTCGCACGCCGCAGCCCGCGCTATCGCGGAACGCGGCTTCAAAAGCCACGCGGAACCTCGGGACGAGGACGAGTCGGCAGTCATCGCGGCACTGCAAGCCAGCGCCGCACGTCTGAAATCGTCCAACTAAAGGGGTCATCCCATGGATATCAACGCCGCGCTCGCAGAGCGCGATCAGGCCATTGCGGCCGAACGTGAAGCCGTCAACCAGAAACTGGCGGACCTGAAGAAGGGCATTGTCGATCCGGTCGTGCTCGACAAGCTGAACAAGGCGGCTGATGCCGTCACCGGCCTGACCGAAACGGCTAACGTCGCTATCAAGGAAGCCAAGGCTGCAAAGGAAGCGGCTGAAGCCATTGAGGCGAAGATGAACCGCCCCGGCTTTGGCCAGAAGGCGGACGAAGCCGAGATGAAGTCGGTTGGCGAGTTCCAGGGCGTTCTTGATGCCGCGTTTGCCGAGAAGGGCAAGCAGGCTCCCAAGGTCGAAGTGGACGCCTACCGCACCTACCGTAAGGCGTTTGAGTCGTTCGTCCGCCGTGGCCATGAGGGGCTGTCCTCGGAAGAGTCCATCGCGCTCAAAGCCATGTCGGTCGGCGTCGGCCCGGATGGCGGCTATCTGGTACACCCGGACATGACCGGCCAGATCGCGACCGTCCTGCGTGACAGTTCGCCGGTTCGCGCGATTGCCTCCGTGCAGTCGATCAGCACGGCGAGCCTGAAGGGCCTTCGCGATATCCAGCGCACTGACGCTTCGTGGGTCGGTGAAGCGGAGTCGCGTTCGGCCACCACCACGGCGCAGTTGGGCGAATGGGAAATCCCGGTGCGGGAGATGTATTCGTTCCCGCAGGCCACCCAAGACCTGATCGACGACGCCGCCGTGGACGTGGAAGCATGGATGGCGGGCAAGATCGCGGAAGACTTCGCACTCACGGAGTCCACCGCGTTCGTGTCCGGCAACACGCCCAAGCGTCCCCGTGGTTTCACGACCTATCCAACCGCTGCCACTGCCGACAGTTCTCGCGGCTGGGGCACGATGGAGCACGTCGCGACGGGCACCAACGGCTCCTTCGGCACGTCCTCGACGGGTGCGGAAAAGCTGATCCAGACCATGTTCAAGCTGCGCACGGGCTACCGTCCGGGCGCGGTGTGGGCCATGAGCAAGACGACCCTTGCGGGCGTCCGTCAGTTGAAGGACGCAGCCGGTGGCTTCATCTGGCTGCCGAATATGGCCAACAACGGCGCGGCTGAAGTGAACCCATACTCGGGATCGCTCTTCGGCCATTCGATTGTCGAGATGGAAGACATGGACGCCTACACCACGACCGATGCTCTGGCTGTGGCGTTCGGCAACTTCCGTCGCGGCTACCAGGTGGTGGACCGCATCGGCATCCGCGTGACGCGCGACAACCTGACGAACAAGCCCTACGTGGGCCTGTACGCCACCAAGCGCGTCGGCGGCGATGTCATCCACTTCGAGGCGATCAAGTTCCTGAAGTTCGGTTCGTAACGCAGGACGGGGCGGGCTTCGGCTCGCCCCACTCGCCTCATCTCTTCTGAAGGGACAATCCCATGGCAAAATTCGATCTCAAGAGCAAGGTGGACGTGGTTGACACGTTCCTTCCTGTGGCTCGCACCGCTTCGGGCACCGGCTCTGCCGTTGACCTGCGCGGTTATGAAAGCGCGGCGGCCTATGTCTCGGTCGGCGCAAAAGCTGGCGGCACCATCACGCCGTCGCTTGAAGACTCGGCTGACGGCACGACCTACGCCGCTGTCGGCACGGGCGATCTCGACGGCGCGTTTGCCGCGATCACGGCGGGCACGTCCACCGTTCGCGTCGGCTACAAGGGTGACAATCGTTACCTGCGCGGCGTGTTCACGCAGGCTGGCGGCACGATGGACGCCAGCTTCGTGATCCTGCGCGGCCACCCGGCCCGCACGCCGCTCTCGTAACCTCAAACCAGTGACGGGGGTGGGGCAACTCACCCCCGAACTTTTTGCATGATAAAGCCGACAGGCTGGTGGCTGGGGCTCCGGTATATGAGCCGTCAGCAAGTGGTGACACCCACTGAGCCGCGCCCTGAGTTCCCCGCAAGTATGCGGCCCGTGCAGACGGTGTTTGCAGACGCAACGGTGCTTCAGGCGGGAGCGCTGTGGAAAGAGACTTTGCAGGGTTGGCGCGACCAGTGCCACACCTTGATTTGCTGGATACCTGACGTTCGGTATCACGATGCACCGGGCGCGCGGGTCACGCGCGAAGATGTACTGGAGGCCCTGAAGGCTCCGGGCTGGCGCTGCGTTGAGGATGACTTGATTGAGGGCCACGCCTTCATCGTCATTCACCGGGACGCTGGCGCATGGCATTACGTCCCGTGGGGCAAGGGTGAGGCGAAGCGGTGCCTGGTGTTTAGGTCTGGCGCGTTTGGCGATGCCATCATGGCGTCGTCTGTGCTGCCGGGCCTTAAGGAGCAAGGCTACAAGATTAGCTTTTATTCGCATGACCGGGGCGCGGAGATCATGCGCTTCGATCCGCACATTGACGAGGTAGTGGCGCTTGGCGACAAGCAGGTTGGCGACGACGAAATGAGCCCCTACTGGAGAGCAATTTCCAGCCGCTTCGATCACGTTATCAACCTGACCAACGCGGTTGAAGGGCGCACCCTCCCGCAAGCGTGGCACAGCGAATATTGGTGGCCGGACGATCAGCGGCGGCGGGCGTTTGGCGGCTCCTATCTTGCGGACCATCACCTGCTTGCCGGGGTTCCTGGCCCCTACCGGGTGAAGTTCTACCCATCGCCGGATGATGCGGCATGGGCAAAAGAGACAACGGATCGCCTCGGCCCGTTCGTCATGGTCGTTTTGCGGGGTTCCGCTTACTACAAGTGGCACCCGCACATGCACAAGGTAGTGACGCAGCTACTGGCGCACACGTCCTTCCGCATTGTCCTTGCGGGCGGCCCGGATGCGCGCGACCTAGAGGCGGTCATTCTTGATAGCGTGATCGAGTATCACGGCACCAAGGAGCGGGTTGATTCGGTCGTTGGCGATAAAACCATGTCGCAGGTGATGGCGCTGGCGCAGAAAGCGTCCCTCGTCATCGGCCCTGAGACGGGCATCTTGAACGCCGTGAGCATGGAAGACGTGCCCAAGGTTTGCCTACTAAGTCATTCGGCCCCGTCGAACCTGACGGATGATTGGAAGAACGCAGTTGCGTTGGTCCCACAGGTGCCTTGCCACCCGTGCCACCGGCTGCACCACAAGGATGCGGGAACGTGTCCCATCGACAAGGAAACCGGCGCGGCGGCCTGTGCGGCTGCTGTTCCTCCGGCAGATTACATTCAGGCGATTCTCGCCATTCTGGAACATGCGAATCAAAGTATTGTGGCCTGACCCGGCGCTAGCCGAGGACGGGCTATCGGTTGGCGACGAAGCGGACATGGCCCCGATGCGGGCGCTGCCGCTGATCCAGCGCGGCGTGCTGGAAGTCGTCGAGTATGAAACGCGGGTTGTGCGCGGCTATGAGCGCAAGGGGGCGGCATGACCTACAAGCAGTTGTCAGCCGCCGGAACCAGCCCCGTCACGCGGGACGAACTGAAGACCTGGCTCAAAATCGACGGCTCGGCAGACAACACGCTGCTTGATGCGGTCAACCTGTCGGCTGCGACATGGGCAGAACAACTCCTTGGCCGGACGCTTCTGACAGGGACGTGGGAATACACGGCCCCGGCGTTTCCCGATGGGTCAAACGACTGGTTTGAATTGCTGCATGGGCCCGTGCAGTCCGTGGACTCCGTAACCTACCGAACGTTGGGCGGCGGAACGGGGACATGGGCCGGGACCAGCTACCAACTGGACACGAACAAAGAGCCTGCGCGCCTGCGCCCGGTCCCGAATGGGCTGTGGCCTGACGAGGATGACGACTATTTCAACGCAGTCACCATCCGCTACACGGCGGGCTACGGGACGGCTGGCGACGTGCCGGAAGGCATCAAGGTTGGCATTAAAGAGGCGGCGGCGGCGCTGAATGAGCATCGCGGCGAGGGCGACGTGCCCAAGTTTGCCGAAATGCTGCTGTATCCCTACCGCATTATGACGTTGCGCTAATGCGGCTTCCGGGGCTTGGCAAAATGCGGGAGCGGGTGACGCTTCAGCAGGAAAGCAACACGGCTGACGGCTACGGTGGGCAGGTTCTGGCGTGGTCTGACGTGGCGACGGTCTGGGCCAAGGTTGAACCGCTTTCCGGTCGCGAGCAGATCGAGGCCGACAAGCTGCAAGGCGTTGTCAACACGCGAATCACCATCCGCTATTGCTCAGACGTGGTGCCGGGTATGCGTCTGGTCTGGAACAGCATTAATTTTAACATCCGCGCGGTTATCTGCGAGGAAGAGCGCGACCGCTTCCTGCAACTGACATGCGAGCGGGGCGTAGCAACGTGAAGGCCAAGGCCACGATCCGTGGCGGCCAGAACCTGGCCCGCGTTCTTCGGACGCTGCCTGATGAAATGCAGCAGCCCGTCAAGGACGTGATCCGGCAGCAGGCAGAGGCGGTTCTGCAAGCAGCAAAATCTGCGGTGCCGGTGAAAACGGGCGCGCTGCGGGACGATATCCGCATCCGCTTCACCAACAAGGGCCTGCGGGCGCGGGTTGGTGTGTTTCGGCGCACGAAGCGGCAGTTAGCCAAGGGCGTCAGCACGTTTTATGCCGCCTTCGTTGAACTTGGCACGCAAAGAAGCAAGCCAAAGCCGTTTCTTTTTCCGGCCTTCAGGGCGCGGAAAACAAGTGGCCGCGCGGCAATTGCAAGGGCCGCGAAAAACGCCCTGCAAAAACAGGCCGCCAAGAGGGATCGGACATGAGCGATTCATCCCTCGCGGTTCAAGGCGCGGTTTACACTAAACTGATCGCCGGAACATCATTCACCAACCTGGTTGGAACCCGGCTTTACGATCATGTGCCGGTTTCAACCGATCCCGCGACGTTCCCTTACGTCGAGATTGGCGAGAGCACGGGCGAGTCCTTCGACACCAAAACCGAACTGGGCTTTGAGTCCACGGTGGTTCTTCACACATGGTCCCGCTACCGGGGCCGCAAGGAAACCAAGCAAATTCAGGCCGCGATTTACGGGCTGCTCCACCGGGGCACGCTTTCCGTGACCGGCTTCACGCACATCAACTCCGAGCACGAGTTCACAGAAGTTTTCTCTGATCCCGATGGGCTGACCTACCACGGGATTCAACGCTTTCGGGTCGTTACTCAAAACTAGGAGGCCGTCATGGCTGCACAAACTGGTCGGAGCTTCCTGCTCAAGATCGGAACGGGGACCGCTGCGACCACGGTTGCAGGCCTCCGTTCTTCTGGCTTTTCCATCAACGGCGAAACCGTGGACGTAACCACGAAGGATTCGGCCAACAACCTGCGCGAACTGCTCCCCAGCGCGGGCGTGGCCTCAATGTCCCTGTCGGGTGCTGGCATCCTCCAGGCGGGCACGCAGACGCAATACTTTTTCAATCAGGTCAAGGATCGCCTGATCGCCACCTATTCGGCGGTGTTCGACGATGGCGACACCATTGTTGCGGGCTTCCAGGTTGAATCCTTCGAGGCGGCTGGCGAGCACAACGGCGAGCAGACCTACAACATTTCGCTTCAGTCCAGCGGCACGATTGCGATTGCATAAGCCATGAACCCACAACGCGGCGACGTGCCCGTGACCATCGCGGGCACTGTCTACACCATGCGGCCTTCATTCGAGGCGCTGGCGGCTATCGAGGAAAAGACCGGCGTGGGGATCATTCCCCTGTGGCGTCGGTTTGGGCAGCAAGATTTCGGCATCCGTGACGTTGTGACGGTTGTGACGGAGGCTGTCCGCGCGGGTGAGGGCAAGGTGCCTGACAAGTTCCCGGCGCTCATTGTGCAGACGGGCATCTTCACTCTTGCCCAGCCCATTGCTTCGTTTCTCACCAATGCGCTGGCGGGAGACAAGGCAGAGGGAAACGAGGAAGCCGCCGCGCAGTAGACGCTATTCCGTGGCGGCGTTACCGAGAGATCGGCATGGGCATCCTGGAATGGGGGCCCGATCAGTTCTGGCGGTCAACACCGTGGGACTTGTCAGCGGCCTTTGATGGCTGGCTGGAAAAGAACGGCCACAAAGACGTGCTTGAGCCGTTGTCCCGTGAGGAATTTGAGCAGCTAAAGACGAGGTTTCCCGATGGCGGTCATTGACCAACTGATCGTCCAGTTTTCGGCGGACTTTAAGGAACTGTCGCGCGAGTTGCAGAAGGCGCAGGGGGAAACCTCGCGTGCCATGAAAGGCATGGAAGACGCCCTTAAGCCTATCGGGGCCGCTTTCCGCACCTTGGGCGCGCTGGCGGCTGCCGCTGGGGTGTCCCTGTCTGTCGGCTTCGTCAAGAACACGCTAGACGCGGTTGGCGGCATTGGCGAGTTGGCGGAACAACTCGGCACGTCCACTGAAATGCTGCAAGTTTACGAGTTCGCCGCAGCGCAGGCCGGTGTTGAGCAGGGCCAGCTTGAGGCTGGCTTGAGCAAGCTGACCAAGACGCTTGGCGATGCCGCTGCCGGTGAGGAGACCGCAGTCAAGGCGTTTCGTGCTCTTGGCGTCAGCGTTCTCGACGCCAAGGGGAACATTCGCGGCACGGATACGGTCATTGCCGACATTGCTGACAAGATCGCGGGCGTCGAAGACCCAGCCAAGCGCGCGGCCATGGTTGTTGACGTGTTCGGCAAGTCGGGCCAGCGGCTTCTGCCGATACTTTCGCAAGGCGCGGCAGGGCTCCAGAATTATCGCACAGAGGCGCACGCGACCGGCGCAGTCATAAGCGGTTCTCTGATTGGAAAGGCCGACGCCGCTTCCGATAGCATCGCCGCAATGACCAAATCGTTTGAGACGCTGGCTAAACAGATTGTTGCGATGGCGTCAGGGCCGATCAAGGAATTTGCCGACGCCTGGGTCTCCGCTCTCAAGAGGATCAACGAAAACAGCCGCTTCCAGAAGGGGCTGGACGAGCAAAAAGACCATATCAAACTGTTGCAGGAAGAGCGCCGCCTGATTGAGCAGATCAGTCAGATGAAACGCGTTGTCGGTGAAAATCCGCTGCCAAAGGATGCTGCGGCCATTCGCGCCATGGAAGACCGTGTTGCGGCTATCCGCGCGCAGGTCACAGCGGCTGCCGTCCCTGCGTCCGCGCCAGCGGCGAGCGCCCCAACAGGCGGTGGTGGCGGCACCATCCCTCGCTCGCAAGCTGAGATCAATAAAGCAGCCGAAGACGCTAGGCGCGCAGAGGAGAAGGCCGCCAAGGAAATGGCTGACCGCATCCAGGCCACAAATGAAACGGTCGCGCAAAGCATGATCGACACCTACACGGGCGTTGACAAGTATCTCGAAGAACAAAAGACGCTGCGCGACGAACGCCTGACTGCGGAAATGGAATCAGTCTCCAAGGGCCTCGATGCCCTGAACACAGCGAACAACGAACGCCTGCGCGAAGCCTACGAGGCAAACCTGAAAGCCATCGAGGACAACAAGCGCGAGTTCCGCGAATACGCGGATATCGTGGGCGAGGGCTTTCAGGACATGATCTTGAATGCCCGCAAGTTTGACGATGTGCTTAAGGGGCTTCTTGCCCGGTTTGCGACCAAGGCCATCGGCAGCGCCACCGACTCGCTCTTCGGCAGCATCCTCGGATCGCTGTTCGGCAAGGCTGGCGGCGGGACGATCTCCGGCCCCACGCTGGTTGGCGAGCGCGGCCCAGAAATCTTCAACCCCGGCGGTTCTGGAACGATCCTTCCCATGTCGCGTGTTGGCGGTAGCGGTGCCGTCACTTACAACATTGACGCACGGGGGGCCGACCCTTCTGTGTTGCCGCGCATCCAGGTCATGCTTGAGCAGACGAAGCGAGAGGCTGCGGCGCTCGCGGTTTCGACCGTGCGGACGCGCAACTTCCGCGAGCCCGCTTTCCTTGGGCGCGGCGCATGACCATCTCCTATCCCGTCACGATGCCCACGACGCCGGGCTTCGTTTCTTCCACCTTTGGCCTGTCCAGCAACACGACCGTTTTCCCGTCGCCCCTGTCCCGTCACGAGCAAGTGCTGGAACGTCCGGGGGCGCTGTGGAAAGCGGAGTTTGTGTTACCCCCTATGCGTCCGGCCACGGCGGCGCAGTGGCGGGCGTTTCTTGCGTCTCTCCGTGGCCGCTTCGGCACGTTCTATGGCTTTGACCCTGACCTGAAGGCACCGCTCGGGACCGCGACGGGGACCATCCTTGTTGCGGGCGGATCGCAGACCGGGAACGATCTCGCGGTTGATGGCGTGTCAGTCAGTGGCACCATTCTTGCGGGAACCTACTTCCAACTGGAAAACCGCTTCTACATGGTGGTGCAGGACGCCACCGCGAACGGCTCCGGTCAGGCAACCCTCGCTATCAATCCGGCCCTTCGCTCGGCTCCTGCCAACGACGCGGCCCTGACATTCACCAACCCCAAGTGCATCATGCGGCTGGTTGACGATTCGGTGCAGTGGGGCGGCGACCGCAACTCCAACGTCACCCTGCAATTCGCGGCCATTGAAACGCTGTGACGCGCGATATTACGGCTGGCGTTTCAGCAGAGGTTGTCAAGGACCGGCTGAAGGCGGCATGGATTGTCTATTTCAACTTCGACTCAGGCGCGCTTCGCCTGTGGTCCGGCACTGGCGATCTCATCTGGAACGGCAACACCTACACCGGGACGGGAACCTTGGGCCGGATCAGCCCGATTGAAGAAACGTCAGACGTTCGGTCGAACGGCATTCAACTCACCCTCTCCGGCATTTCATCGTCTTTGATATCGATTGCGCTCGGCACCCAATACCAGGGTCGCACATGCACGGTCTGGCTTGGGTTCTTCAATTCGTCTGACGTGCTGATTGACGATCCGGTCCAGGTGTTCTCCGGCAAGATGGATGTTATGTCGATCCAGGATACCGGCGGCACATGCGAGATCACCGTAACGGCTGAAAACCGGCTGGTTGATCTGGAGCGCCCGAAAGAGGTCCGGTATTACACCGACGCTGATCAGCAACGGTTGTCCGCTGGCGACAAGGGCTGCCAGTTCGTCGAAACGTTGCAGACCAAAGAGATTGTGTGGGGCCGGGTGCGTTCTTCGCCGCCCGCCGCATCTCCACCGCCGTCCGCTGCGGCACCGCCTGCGTCCGTCAATGAAAACAACTCTATTACTGACGAATTTGGCAACAACATCTTCTCCCCGGCTGGTCCGGCGCAGCAGGATTCAAACTTTGGTGTCTAGTGCAGCGATACCCTGACTGGCCTTCTCGCCTTATCAACGAACTACAGGCCGCATCCGAGCGGCCTTTTTCGTGGGGCTCGCACGACTGCGCCTTGTTCGCCTGCAACGTGGTTAACGCCATCACCGGCACCGACCCTGCGGCGATCTTTCGCGGCACCTACAGCAGTGAGATCGGAGCCCTCCGCATGATTGCGAGCTACGGCAGCCTCGCGGGCCTCGCTGAGTGGGTCGCCCATGAACACAACTGCGATGAGGTTCCTCCGGCCATGGCACAACGCGGCGACGTTCTCCTGATCGACGCGGGGGCTCAGGGGTTTGCCCTTGGCATCTGCGCGGGCGAACGTGCTGCGGTTGCTTCGCCGCAGGGGCTTTCCTTTGTGCCCATGGCGCGTGTAACCCGCGCGTGGGCAACGGGCCGCTAGATGCCTCCCGTTGCAGGCGCGATCACCGTTGCTCTTATCAACGTTGGCGTCTCTGCGGGTATTGCAATCTTTCTGGGCCAGGCCGCCGTCTCGGCTGCCTTTCTTCTCGCCTCTACAGCACTGTCACCCAAGCCCAAAACGGGCGGGATCAGCACAAGCGGACTGGCCCAGGGTCGGCAGGACTCCGTTCGTCAGGCCAATGCACCCCGCCGCACGGTGTATGGGGAACAGCTGGTCGGCGGAACCCTCATGTATGCCGAGTCCTTCGGATCGGCAGGGCAAAACCTGTCGCTGGTCACGGCCTTTGCCTCTCACGAGATTCAGGCTTTCGACCAGTATTGGTTTGGCGACCAGCTGCTGACCCTTTCCGGGAATGACGTGCAGGGGGCGTATCTCAACCCCTTCTCCCCCGGCCAGACGCTCGCCAACATCTACAGCTACACCGGCACCTCGGGACAGTTGGCGGACGCGACACTGGTTGCGGCTTCCGGCGGACTTTGGACGAGCGATCACCGGCTGTCAGGCATTGCCTACACCCACACCCGCCTTGCCTATCTGCAAAGCGCGTTTGCAGACTTCCGAATTGAAGGGCTGCGGGTTCGGTTGCGGGGCAAAACGATCTATGACCCGCGCGTTTCGTCCACGCTCTACAACGCGAACGCCGCACTGGTCCTGCGGGATTATCTGGTCAACCGCGTCGGCATTGACGAGGGCGATATTGACGATACGTCCGTCACGGCGGCGGCGAACATATGTGACGAGCAAGTCGCCCTGGTCGATACCAGCGACACGTTCACGGCAGCGACTGACGACGTTCTGACGCTGGCCACTGGCCTTGTCGGAATGGAGCGGGGGAACGTCGTCCGTTTCACCACCACCGGCACCCTGCCTGCGGGCCTCTCGCTGGCGACCGATTACTACTGGATTCCCACCGGACCCAAGTCGGGCAAGGTGGCCACGTCACTGGCTAACTCCTTAACGGCAAGCGCAGTCGATATCACCGACACCGGGACGGGCGTTCACACCGTCACGCTCAAATCAGAACTGCGCTACACCTGCCACGCGACCATTGACGACGCGGTTTCTCCTGTTGAGGCAATTCGGGCGATCCTGGCCAGCATGGCGGGGGCGCTTACCTATTCCGGTGGCGTCTGGCGCATATACGCTGGCGCGGCGGTCACCGCAACGATCACGCTGGACGAAGACGACTTGCGCGGGCCGATCACGGTCAACCCGCGGCGCTCCCGGTCATCGCTGTTCAATGCGATCAAGGGGGTTTACACCGATCCTGACAAGGCATGGCAGGCGACCACCTGCGCCGCAGTCCTCAACAGCACCTATGAAACTGACGACGGCGGAGACCGCATCTGGAAAAACGTCGATCTTCCCTTCACCACGTCCAGCGCCCGCGCGCAACGCCTCGCCAAGATCGAACTAGAGCGCAACCGCCAGCAAATCACTGTTACCTACCCCTGCAACCTGACGGCCCTTCGCCTGAATGTGTGGGACACCGTGAACATCACCAACTCCCGGTTTGGGTGGTCGGCCAAAAAGTTCCGCGTCGTCGGCCTGCGCATTGCCGAGGACAACGGCGTTGACTTGACATTGGCCGAAGAGGCCGATGAAATGTGGGACTGGTCGCAAGAGGCGACCCTTTCTGATTTCGCGCCCGATACCAATTTGCCCGACCCGAACACGGTCAACCCTGTTCCGTTGATCTCCTTTGCCGAGGAACTGCGCGTTACAGCGTCCGGTGGCGTTGTGACCGTTGTGATCGTGACGCTTACCGAATCGCCCGGCGGCATGGCTGATCGCTATGAAGTCCAGTTTATGGGGCCGAGCGATACGGATTGGCGCTCTGCCGGTTCCGGCCCCGGCACGGTTTTCGAGATTTCACCCCTTACCGATGGTGACGCCTACCAAGTGCGGGCGCGGGCAATTAATGCGCTTGGCGTTGCATCAACGTGGCGCACACAAAGCTACACCCCGGCGGGCCAGACAACCCCGCCTGCGAACGTGGGCAACTTTGCCGTCAACATTGTGCAGACGACCGCGCACCTTACCTGGGATGCTGTGGCGGACGTTGACCTGTCCCACTATCGCATCCGCTGGGCACCAGCGACGACCGGGGCAACTTGGGGCAGCGCAATTGACCTTGTGCCGCGTGTGGCGCGACCGGCAACCAGTGTGCAGGTTGCCGCGCTCATCGGCACGTATCTGATCAAGGCGGTTGACCTCAAAGGCAACGAATCGACCACGGCAACTGCGACGATCAGCACCATTGCCGGGATTGCAGACCTCAATGTCGTGCAGACGGTAACGGAAAGCCCCACCTTCACGGGCGCGAAAAGCAATGTGGCTGTGGCTGGCAGCAGCCTTGTTCTGGATACCGCCATTACGTTTGACGACGCGACCGGCGACTTTGACGACGCGCTCGGGTTGTTCGACAGCGGCGGCGGCGAAGTGGCGACGGCGGGCACCTACACCTTTGCCAACGGCGTTGATCTTGGCGCGGTCTACACATCGCGTGTGACGGCAAGCCTTACCGTATCGGCGCAGGATTACGTCAACCAGTTTGACGACGCTGAAGGCAACTTTGACGACCGGCCCGGCCTCTTCGATGGCGAGAGCCCGTCGAACGTCAACGTATCGCTTGAAGTTCGGACCACGGCTGATGACCCGTCCGGTTCTCCCTCGTGGGGCGACTGGCGGGCGTTCACGGTTGGCGATTATACCTGCCGCGCCTTTCAATTCCGCGCGCAGCTCTCGACGGACGTGGCCACGCAGACGCCGGTTGTTTCGGCCCTGTCTGTCACCGTTGACATGCCTGACCGGGTGGCGGCGGGAAGCGGTGTGACCAGCAACAGCGGCGACACGAACGTCACCTATCTGCCTGCATTCAAGGCAACGCCGAAGGTTGGCGTAACTGTGCTGGACATTGCGACGGGCGAATACGCGACCGTCACAAGTGAATCTGCCAGCGGCTTCACCATCAACGTCTACACCGCCGCTGCATCTCGCGTGGCGCGAAACTTTAACTATCTGGCCAAGGGCTACGGAGTGGCGGCATGAGCCAAGGAACATTACAGGTTGCGAACCAGGGCTTCCCAGGTGTTCGCACTGATCTTAACGCGGCGCTGGCGGCGCTCAACAGCAAGAACAGCGGCACCGCTGCGCCGTCGCTTCTCGCTGCCGGGCAGTACTGGCTTGACGTTTCGGTCGGAACCCGCGCCGTAAACAAGCAGTCTGACGGATCAGACTGGATTGCGGTCACGGAGTTTGACAGCAACGCCAACCAAGCCCGCCCCTACGCGGGGACGGGTGTTATCGGTCGGCACCCCTTCCTGCCCGCATCGGGCACGGCCCCCAACATCGGAGCCAGTGCCAGCCCTTGGGGCACGGCGTATGTCTCCGCTGTGGTCATGGGCACGGGCTCACCCTTCACGGTCTACGAGGAAGGCAGCTTTACGCCAACTCTAGCGTTCGGCGGATCAAGCGGCGGCATTACCTACAACGCGCAGGTTGGCCGTTATACCCGCGTTGGCAACATCGTGAAGTACAGGATCACCATTCTCCTGACTTCAAAGGGCACCCATTCCGGGGCTCCCACGGTCACGCTGCCGTTTACTGCGGCAAACGTGGACAACATTTCAATGCCCGCTGTTATGTCGCATTCGCTCATCAATCTTGATACGGCGGGCGGTTATTACACGGCATTTGCGACGGTTGAACAGGCGGCGGCCTCTGTGTCGCTGCGCGTCACGGGCGACAATGTGTCCCTGACAACGCTGGACGGGACGGCATTCCAGAACACAAGCCGATTCTTTATCAACGGCGAATACCAGGTGTAGCCATGGCGACATACTCACTAGATTTTAGGATTATGGGCGACGGCAGGCTTCACCCCGCCGTTTACGTTGTCGTTCGGGACGGTGCATCGCTTCACCGACATGCAGCCACCGCGCCGGACTTCTCCATGGATCACATGGTAGAGCCGGAAGTCCCCGAACCCGCCCGCGCCACACTGCAATCGCAGGCACTTGCCTTGGCGCAAACGCACGGCATCTGGTCCCGCGACGAATGACGGGCGCCCCGACCGCCTGCGGGAACAGATGGGCCGAGGCTAACCACCCCCTCCTTCAAGCAAAGGAACAGGCGGCCATGAAAAGCGTAGCAGGATTCATCGCAGGGGTGGCCCTGCTACTTCTGCCGGGGCTGTCCCTCGCGGCATCAATCCCCGGACCCGGTTCGTGCGGGCCGCGCAGCCACTTCCTCGAATGGATGACCGACGCCGGGGCGACCACACTAGGCTATTCCCTGGTGGACGTGATCCACCCCCAGACCGGGCAGGTTGTGAGGCAACTGGAACTGTCCTTCTGGTCGAACGCAGCCGGGGAATCGGCGGTGGCGACGTTCCAGCAACATGACGACCCACAGAAGGGACGCATCGCCTTTGGCTGCATCGTGCTCCGGGGTGAGGCATTGCAGACGGCCCCCATTTACCAGACCGGGTCGGGGGCGTGACCGTGAACCAGCATGTCGAGCAGGCAAAAGCCGTTGGCGATGTGGTCGCGCTCACCGGGACCGTCGCCGTTGTGGTGGGCTATCTGCCCGCCGCCGCCGCTTTTGTCACCATCGTATGGACGCTGATCCGCATTTATGAAACGGAGACGGCCCAAAGGCTTCTTGACTGGCTTGTCGGGCTGGTCAGGAAGGTGCGTGGCTGATGCCAAAACCATCGCTCCCTGACGAAACCATCGTCGAGTCGATCACTCAATTGGGGATGCAAGGGACGGCTACCAAATTTGGCCTTGACCTCCGCAACCTGCACTACCGCCGCCGAAACCTAGAGGCCCGGCTGAATATCAAGATCACGCCCAAAGGTGGGGTGCAGGACTATTCGGTAAAGCACCCGGAGCGGTTGACGTTCCATGTTGACGATGGGTGGGTTCTGGTCGGTTCAGACGCCCATTACTGGCCGAATGTCATCTCAACCGCCCATCGCGGCTTCGTGCAGTCGTGCAAGGAACTCCGCCCCAAGCTGGTTGTCCTGAATGGCGACATTTTCGACGGGGCATCCGTCTCGCGTCATTCCCCGATCCAGTGGGAATCGCGCCCGTCCGTGCAGCAGGAAATTGAGGCCTGCACCGAGCGGCTTGACGAGATAAAGAGCGCGGCGAAGAACGCTGACCTTGTGTGGACGCTGGGCAATCACGATGCCCGGTTTGAATCCAGGCTGGCCCAAGCGGCTCCGGAATACGCCAAGGTCCATGGGGTCCACCTGAAAGACCACTTCCCCGAATGGCACCCGTGCTGGTCCATCTGGGTCAACGATGACGTGGTAATCAAGCATCGGTTCAAGGGCGGGATGCACGCCCCGCAGAACAATACGCTGTGGGCCGGGAAAACAATGGTCACGGGGCATCTGCACTCGCAGAAGGTCCAACCGATTACGGACTACAACGGCACGCGCTGGGGCGTCGATTGCGGCACCATGGCGGACATCTTTGCCGAGTCCTTCCGCGATTATATGGAGGACAGCCCGCGCAATTGGGTTAGCGGCTTCGGCGCGTTTCGCTTCGTTGACGGCGAACTTCTCCAGCCGATGATGGCCCGCGTCGTGCGGGACGGGGTGATCGACTTCATGGGGAGGCTGCACCATGTCTAGCCCCGTCCCCCTTCGCCGTCGCACCACAACCGGCACTCGCCCCGGTCGCATCATCCTGACCATGGGCGAAATGGAAGACGAGTTCACCGTGACTGATTGGGGCCTGTCCCATGATAACCAGACTCTCTCGCTCTCCTTCGCAGACGGACACGAAGAACACATCCTACTCGGAGCAGGGGATCGCTATGCCTTCTACCCTGCCTGACGGCGCAATCCGCTACGAGCGGTATCTGGACGGCGAACACGTCCGGGTGCGGGCGCATGTCTACATCAACGGACAGGACGGGCCAGCACTGACAATCCGCCTGGCAACGGAACCGCTGTTTGCCGAGGGGATGCACTTGTTGCAAATGTTCTCTGACCTGAAAGGGATGCGGCGGCTGTGAATTTTGGTAACGCGCTGTGAAATCCAGTAACCACAGGCAGAAAACATGATTTTTGCATTTGGCCAAACCTCCCGCGACCGCCTCGCGACCTGCGACGAACGCTTGCAGCGCGTGTTCAACGAAGTGATCAAGCACCGCGACTGTTCCATCCTCTGCGGCCACCGTGGGCAGGCGGAACAGGACGAAGCCCTGCGCACCGGCAAGAGCAAACTGGGGTGGCCAAAGTCGAACCACAACACCCTGCCGAGCAAGGCCGTGGACGTGGCCCCCTACCCCATCGACTGGACCGACATAGACCGTTTCCGGCTCTTCGCGGGCTTCGTTCTGGGCGTCGCCGCAGGCATGGGAATCCCCCTGCGCTGGGGTGGTGACTGGGATGGCGACGGAACCAACCGCGACCAGTCGTTTCACGATCTCCCTCACTTTGAGGTGCTTTGATGGCTCTCCCTGCAATCCTGGGTATCATTGCCCCCATTCTCGGCAACGTGCTCGACAAGCTGATTCCAGACCCACAAGCCAAGGCCAAGGCGCAGGGGGAAATACTTGCCGCGCTCATGGCTTCCGACCTGTCGCAGCTGGAAGTGAACAAGGTCGAGGCCGGGCATCGGTCGATCTTCGTGGCGGGCTGGCGTCCATTCCTCGGGTGGGTTGGCGGCGTCTCGCTGGCCTATGTGTTCCTGGTGCAGCCCATGACCAATTGGGCGCTGCTGGTCTGGTATCCGGGGATCGTCACGCCAACGGTGCCGACCGATTTCCTGTTTGAGTTGGTGCTGGCGATGCTGGGCATGGGTGGGCTTAGGACGTTTGAGAAGATGAAGGGCGTCACCAAATAATCAGCCCACAGGCTTCATCTACTCCCGCAGAATCAGCTTGCAGGCTGCTTTATCGCGCTGGGATAAACCGGCTAACTTCAGTATAATCGCTGGGTGATCGGCGGCGCGGATTGGACGCGCGCACCTTTATGCGACCCCCTACAATGGTCCTTCAGTGGACGCGCCGAGAGAGGGCGGCGAGCGAGATGCGGGGGAGCCGGTATCAAGCCCGGCCCGGTCACAACTCACCCCTGCCGAGCCCCTGATCCTTTAACAAGGGGCGGGGCTATTCAAGGCTAGGCGCAGCACTTGGGTACGGCGTCCCAAGCGTCGGCAATGTCGCTGTAGCCTATCTGGCGCAGCACTTCGATGAGGATGTCGTCGGCCATTGAGTGTGCGCCCTCCGGGTCGCCGGAGTTACCCAACTCCTGCAATCGCCTCACGACTTCATCGCGGTCTATCATCCTCAACCTCCATCACCTATGCCCTAATTTCAACGGTCGGAATGTGCACGGCCTTGGCAAGATCAAGCATCAGGCGCGTTCCTTTGCCGCCCGGGAATGCGACCACCATTTCCGGCTTGGCAAACGATAGCATGAAGGCATTTCTCCGGCGGCCCGCTGCCCTGCCAAGGGCACTCCAAAGGGCCGGGCACCGCACGGGGTCAATCCCCTGTTCCTGTGCCCACTCGTGAGCCAAGGTATCAGCCCCCGTCTGCCCGCCGTCGATCACGATTGAGAACCCGTGCTTTTGGTGCAGCGCGTTCAACTCGCGCCGCACGCACGCCATGTCGCTATAGTCGCGGCCACCGCAAACCAGAACCCGCATCCCGTATCCCTTCCTTCTCCTGTGCCGTGTACTGTGCCGACCTGTGCCGTTGCCTATTTACAACACAACGGGGCTCGGCAATGGTAGGGCGGTTCTGTCTCGGGCGCGGTCATCTAGGGCTGCTTCTCTTTGGCGTCCATTTCCATCATGGCGCGCTTGAGGTATTGGGCCATATCAAGGGCTTCCTCGTAGGCGTGCTCCAGCCACGCACGCAGGGGCAGCGGGTTGTCCGCCATGGTCGTGCCGTACTTAGCCTGTCCACGCTGTTGCCGGGCATCCAGGTCCGCCTTGACGGCTTCTGTTACTGGGTCGCGTTCGGGCTCCGGCTGTCGATAGAACCTGTTGCTGTGTGGGCCGCTCATGGCTGCTTCTCCTTGGCGCGGGCCTCGATGGCTTTGATAACGTCGGTGTAGGTTTCGGCCATGCTGAACGGCATCGCGACCGAGCCGAGCAACGCCATTGTGATCCGTTCGCGCTCACGCGCAATCTCCGCCGCCTCCCTGAGCCCGGCTTGGCGGCCTTCCTCGCGGGCCCGCGCAATCCACTCGGTCGGTGATCCAGCAAGATTCGCGGCGTCAATCCATGCGCGCAGTTGATTGAGCGACATGAGCGCGTCACGCTCGGCCTCGGATGCCTTCAGGCGTTCCAGCAGCGCCGCGTTGCGCCATTCGTCAATGCGACGGCTGACATAATCAATGGCCTGTTGATTCGTGAATTTCCGGCCGTCTCGCCAATTTTGGTTTGACAAAACGTGCGCCGACTCCACCACCGAAAGGCCGCCGCGTTCGGCTAGGCGTTTCAGCGTCTGGCCGTGGTTCTTCTGCGCCTGCCCTTCGTACATGGAAATGAGCGCCCACGGGATCGCCGGGCCGTCACCATTCAGCGCCTTGAACATTTCGGGCGGTCGTTCCGCCTTCAGCGCCGCGACCTGATCGGTAAGGGCGTCGATGGTGGCGAGCAGGCGGAACCAGTTATTCGTCAAGCGAAAATGCGTTTCCATGTCCGCTTCGAGTTCAGCTATAGCGGGCGGCAATTCCTCGTCACTCAGCGGCGTCGGTTCAGCCATTGTTGCTCTCCGGGCCGGTGAGGGTCAGGCTTGCGGTGCTCATGCTGGCCTCGCTCATGGCTGCACCGGGGGCGCGGGGAGGGGCATCCAGTGGGTGGGGGCGCTCAACGTGTCAAACCCGTCCGTCCACCCCACATGCGTTCCCGGCTTGCAGGCCGGGCTGTGTCTGCATGGCTCTCGATTAAACCAGTATGCAGACGACGCCCATGCCATCACGTAGCCGGATTCCTTCCCAACAATAATTCGCGTTCCGTCTTTCGGCGCAGTCTCAATCGGTTGCCAGTCGCTCATGGCTGCACCTTCGCGCGGCGTATGCTTTTCACTCATCGCGGGCTCCCTTGCTAGCAATAGTCAGCGCCCGATGCACGTCGATTGAAATGGTGTCCAGCAGCTTGTTCATGTCGCCATAAGTCGTGCCGTCTACCGCGTCGATGTTGCGGTTTGCTCGCGTGAGCAGTCTCACCAACTCGGCTACGTCAACCTTGTCGCTCATCGTTTGACCCCTTGGTGTTGCTTCACGCGGTCTACCAGACGGTGGCACGCTCATACTGATTCCCTGCGAGCCCGTTCCCGCACCTCGGTAACGGGGGACTGCCGGGCAAATTCCAGGGCCTTCGCCTTCATGCTCTTGCCGCGAAACGCAATTGGGTGCCGGGATGCAAATGTGACCTCTCCCACGTTGTGCTGCTCTTCGTGGTGGAGCCCGCACAGGGGAAGGCCAAAGCAATCGTGTGGCTTTACAGCCATGGCCCCGTCAGCGCCGCGCCGCGCGTGTGCGAACTCGGTTGGGTCGCCCTGATAAATCCTCTCCGCCTCGCAAACGATGCAGTTGAAGCCGCGCACCCATTTGCGATGCGTCGGCCACTCCCGCTGCTCGGCACGCTCAATGCCTGACCGCACACGGCCCGCGTTGGTGGTTCTGCGACTGGGAAGGCTCATGCCAGCATTTCCTCAACTTCGCGGCGCAGGTCGTTAGCGCCTAGCCCGGGGATAACCTCGTCGCACAGGAACTTCACGGCATCGGCGGCGAACTTCTCGAACTCATCGCGCTCCATCTTGTGGAACGCCATGGAGTGCGGGATTTGCATCACCCGTCCGTCCTTCAGCTTTACCTCGTCATAGTGGCCAAGCCGGATCAGCAAGGCGTGACGGAGATGATCGACCGACTTGAAGTATTCCTGGTTCGCCCAGACCTTGTTCAGCAGGGCGAAAAGCCATCTGTGATGCTGCGTCGAGCGTCGGCGCGGGTCTTTGAACTCCACCGGGAGAACCGTCCCCAGCGCGATCTTGCGCAGGGCCTCGGGGCCTTCACCCTCGGGGTGGACCTCAAAACCGCCCATCGTGCGCCGCATCAGGATTTCCATGGCCAGACCTCGGGCTAGTCGTTTCGGGCGCGTGGATATTCGCACTTGCCGGGGTTGCCACCTTTGACGCACGGCATTTTGCCGTGGTCGCAGCGGTAGCAGTTGTGATCCTGAAAAATGCCTTCGCGGCTGTAATCGGGGTCGCGCGGATCGGGCTTTGCCTGCTTGTTCATCGTGTTTAGCCTCAGAAGGGTATCGAATCCGACAGGTCGTCATCGTCTGCCACGGGGTACTGTGCTGCCTTGTCGTTGACGGTGCGCTCGCCCTTGCTATCAAGCAGGACCAACTCGCCACGAAAGCGCGGCATGGTCACTTCCGTCGAATATCGATCTTGGCCGTCTTTGTCCTGCCACTTGCGGGTCTGCAACTGCCCCTCGATGTAAACCTTCGAGCCCTTCTTCAGATACTTCTCCGCCACCTTGGCGATGTTCTCGTTGAAGATCACGACGCGGTGCCATTCGGTCTTTTCCTTCCGGTCGCCGGACGCCTTGTCGCGCCAGCTTTCGGACGTGGCCAGTTTCAGGTTCACGATCTTGGTGCCGTTGCTCATGGCGCGGACCTCGGGGTCTGCCCCAAGGTTGCCGACCAGAGTGACCTTGTTGACGCTGCCTGCCATTTATGCGGCCTCCTTAAAGCCACGTTTCTGCGCGACGGCCACCAGGTGCGCGTGCGCTTTCTCGGATTTGGTTCGCAGTTCGGC